GAAGAGGAGACACAAACCGGCCCCCCCCGGAAGTTCTTTGTGGGGGGGGTCGGTCTTTTTCTTTTGACGTATGGACACCGGGCACGGTTGTTACATTGTGCAATGTTCCGTGGGATGCGCAATATAATAATATTGTTGATTTTCCTGACACTAAGTCTTTGATCGATTATCTTTCCATCAGCCCCGGGCCAAAGATTAAGTTTGACCGTTTGTCGTACGTGCGACCTGAGCAAGATATTCATCTTAACATCGGGGTTGCACAGGCGTATAAATACAATTATATCCACGTTTATAACCCACTCACCCATTCTGATACGCCTAATGATTTTTTCTATTTCATCAAGGGTGTGCAGCATATAGCGCCTAACACAACCGCGTTTCATCTTCAAATTGATGTATGGAATAGCTTCCGGTGGGGAATGAAGTTTGGGCGCTGTTATGTTGAGCGGTCGCATTATGCTTTTGCTGTTTCTAATGCGGCTCAGCCTAATATGTTGAAGAACCTTCTCGTGCCTGAGGGTCTTGATTGCGGTTCTGATATGGTTGAAACTAAATATATTAGGCATAAAATTAAGCAGCAGAATGAGCTATCTGATCTAGCAGTTGTTTTTATTTCATCTGCTGATCTAAGCGTTGATCCTGGCTCTATAGATTCACCGAATCTTTCAACAAGCCCCGGAACTAAAATTCAACTCTACAATAAGAGTCGAGATAACGCCGGTTCGACTTTTGTAAATGTCGTTATAGGCGCTGATCTATGGGGTTGCAGCGTTGATTCTTTTGCCGATGTCATGACAGCATTGAAGCGCGTGCCATGGGCGTCGAAGTCTATCTATGGCGCTTATCTAGTGCCTGCATATCGTAATATGCGTGGCGTTACTCCAGAAAAATTCCTTGATCATAACCCGAATGTTGGTAAATTGTACGAAGGTACTTTTATATATTATTATGATATTGTAAAGGACCTTACGTCGGAGCTGATGGCGCATATCCCTGATAGGTATAAAAAACTTATGAAGTTTGCCACCTATCCATACGCGGCTATTGAGATGACGACGTATACGGGCACTCCAATTATTCTGAAACCAGAACTATTTAATTCTGGTAAATATAGTGTATCTGTTAATGTTAGTGTCATCCCACCCAATCCAAGAGTGGTAATCTACCCTCTAAACTACGGGGCCCGCGGCCGGGTCACGAGCGAATACGTCGGCGGCTATCTTGATTCATCAACTATGGTGATGAATTTCCCGTCGTTGCCTATCACCAATGACTCGTACACCGATTACCTGGCTAGCAATCATCATTCGATCGCGTTCCAGCATCAGTCGGCGGATTGGGCACAGCAGCGTGCATTGATGAGCGCTAATACCGCTTTCAGTAATTCTATGTTGGGTATTGATGCTAATAATCAACGCACGAATACACAGATTCATACGAATACTATGCAAGCTGGACTAGCGTCGGAGACGGCTAATTATAAGGCGATTCAAAATGGTATTAATGCTGGCGTTAATGGTATTGCTTCTATGGCTGGCGGTAATATACTTGGGGGCGCGCTTTCTGGAGTAATGGGAGTTGGCAACGCCATTGCTGATAACGCAATTCAGCAAAATCAAATTAGCGGCAATCTCGGAATACAGAATTATTCCGCTTCTGCTAATAATAATATTACTAATAATCTTAGCCGAGGAATAGCCGACGCCAACCTCGCCCTAGCAAAAGCAACCGCGGCAGGCGATCACGCAAACACCATTGCCGGCATTAATGCCAAAGTGCAGGACGCTAAAATGTTGCAGCCCTCTGTATCTGGGCAGCTAGGCGGCGACTTCCTTACTATCTGCCTTGAACAGGGAATGACGGTGAACTTCCGCTTCAAGCGCGTTGATGATTCGGCCGTGGAGCGATTGGGGGAATATTGGCTGCGTTATGGTTATGCTCTTAACCGCTATGTGAACATTAAAAACATCAACCCGATGACTAATTTCACATACTGGAAGCTTGCCGATGTTACGATAAAGACTCTTTATTGCCCTGAGGTGTATAAGCAAGCTATTATGGGTATATTCCTTAAAGGAACAACCGTATGGCGCAAACCAGAATTTATTAATGATCTTGATATTGCTGAAAATGAAATAGTAGGCGGGATAGGCAGTGTTGTTTTATGAGTAATTTTGGTGACCTTCATCAGGTGATGGCTAATCCTAGGGACACTCTAGCTAAATTTGTGCCCCGGAAAGCGGCATCACTAGATACTATTCGTATTAATATGTATCTGGGGAAAATAATGGAATGGGCGATAACACGTTTTACGTGGAGTAACCTTCCAGATACTGTTGATGCTAGGTATATCGAGTCCACGCTAAACACGGCTGGTATGTGTATTTTCTATTATGATGCGCGTTACGGTAAGCACTTGTGTGTTGCTGCTAATCCTATTGGTGATTATGACGTTTATGGCAACAGTTATAAATACCAAACTGAAAGCTATGGTAAATACTACGGTCTGACTATTGACGCTGAAGACTGTGTGCCTATATGGCATAACCTTGCGCATATGCATGACCAACTAATATATCTAGATTACGCCACGCGTCTTTCTGATATTGAACAGACTCTAGATATCACTGCGAAAAATATGCGTAACCCGAGGATTGTTTCCTGCCCTCCAGGACAGCGGCAAACCTATGATAATGTTTTGCGTGATATTGAGCGCGGCGCCCCCGTTATTTACGGCGGCGAAGCTCTACTTCAAAACGATGAAATTAAAGTTCTAGACCTTACGGTTAACCCCGCCTATCTAGAACACTTGCGTGATGAGCGCGATTCTATATGGAGGGACTGCCTCACTTTCCTTGGCATTAACTCAACCAATGAGACCAAGGCAGAGCGTATGATTAGTGACGAAGCAGGGGCCCGTGACGGGCAGCTCGCTATTGCCAGGGCGAGTATGTGGAAGTCGCGCGATATGGCATGTAATCAAATTAATGATAAATTCGGAATGGATATTTCTGTTGAGTGGTCTTTCGAAGAGGAAGTACTCCCTGATATTGAGGAAGTGAATAATGGCGAAATATACGATGGAGCTACGGGACGCGTTGAAATACGCGAAAACACTGGAGGTGAAAACCGGTCTTGAAGATTACCCTATTTTCGCAGAAGAATACCGTGAAACACTGAATAAGAAAATTATTGATCATTATTATTTTGAAGAGATAGGTTATGAAACCGCCGACATGTTCTTCTATGCACTAGGAGAACGGATGCGTCTCATAATGCCAATGATGAACAAGGCTTATCTCGCAATCAATAATGCACAAGACATTTTCCGCACCTATGAAACGAACAATACGAGCAGCGGCAATACGGAAACGAGCGGTACGCAGTCAGCAAACGTTAAAGGAACTGGAACGGCTTCTTCGCGTAACGTGAATTCTTCATTCCCGCAGCAAATGTTGAGTGTTAATGGTGATTACGCGACAGCGGCAACAGATAGTAATTCTAAAACAGGTAATACGTCAACCACGTCCTCTAGCAGCGGTACCAACACAACCAGCGGTAGCACAGCTTCTAGTTACGGGCGCAGCGGTAGCATTGCTTCTCTGCTAGGTGAATATCTGGAGTCTTATATGAACATCGACCAGCATATAGTGATGTCGTTGAATGATCTATTTATGCAGGTGTGGAGCAGTGGTGAAAGCCTAACTCCCGATGATAGTATGTTTTATTATGCACCATATTTTGGAGGTTATTGGGTATGAGTGAGCCGGTGCTGCCCCTTATGGGAGAGTGGGGGCCATTTAATAGTGTTACTCCGTTCACTAAAGTAGATAATTACACTTATCTTGAGATTCTGCATCAGCTGAAAAACAAAATTAATGAATTTATCACCTATGCCGGAACTCAAGATAAAAAGATTATCGAATTCCGTGAACGTGTATCTAAGCAGATTGATGAGTTCACTAATAAATTTGTGCACCACACGGTGAGCGACGCTAATGGCGTTATTCATTTTGCAATGATGAATGGTCCTGAGTTGTTGATGTATGACAAAGCATACATTGATACTCTTTCGGCGAGTATTGATAATAACATTACACAAACTGATAACAAACTTCGCGAAAAACTCACGAATGATCTTAAAGAGTTGAATGATACTCTTCGCGCGTTCATTGCAGATGAAAGGAATAAGCTTAAACTACAGCTTGACAAAGATATTAATCGTGTTGAAACACTCGCTGAATCAAAAGCAAACCGGTACTATCATGTTGTCACCGACTATGGTGCAAAGGGTGATGGAGCTACGGACGACACTGATGCTATCAAACGAACAATTACTGCTGCTGGCAAGGGTGGCCATATCTACTTCCCTCATGGAATCTTTAAAGTAACTACCGAACTCGAATTCTTGCCTGATCAGCGTGTTGACGGTGCGACTGCATCATGGGGTGATAACTCGCCGAATTCTGCCATATTCTTTGATATTAGGGACGGCAATGGTATTAGCTGCAAGTATGGTAATACTTTTACTAATCTGCGTATTGATGGGCCCGGTCCTTCCCGCACTAATTGCATCGGTCTTAATTGCGCTAATTATGTTACAATAAAGGATTGCAGTTTCTATGGTTGGTATACCGCGAATAAATTCAAGCAAAACTGGTACACCGAAGTAGAACGAGTAAAATATCAAAGTAACCGTCTTGCAATCGATGCGGAATACTGCTACAACCTCACCATCAAATCGCCACACATCATTGCAGACGAAGGATCAAAATCCTACAAGTATGGCATCAAGGCCACCGACGCTACAATGATGACCATACATGGAGGCTCTATCGAATCCTACGAGATAGGCATCGAGATGGGTCTAGGCGTTTCCGTAGCTTGCTTTGGCGTATACTTCGAAACCGACAAAGAAGGACGAGCAGACAACCGACGGGGAGTGATTTTCTCTTCACCCAAGAGCAATCTACTCATGATGGGGTGCCAGGTTTATCTTACCAACCATAAGAGTTTTATTGATGCAACCAATCAAACCTGCGGTGAAACCATTACACTCATAGGCAACAAATACAAAGCAGGTGCAAACGGGACTGTATCTGCTGGTTATGTTATCGATTGCCATGAAAACAACACAGGATTTTTGAAAATTAACTCCATTGGAGACAACAATTCGCAAAGTGACCACAATATCTACAAGTACCGCCGCGAAAACGTGCCAGCGGGCTCGCTGATAAGTGACCCGTCACACTTCTTCCCATACCGTGGCGGTTGGGAAGGATTGCGAGCTGGCAAATTCGTGGTAGCGCCGGCGGAAGGAGCCCTCGTCACCGGAGCAGGAACTAATCTTCCGCAGTTCGGTGAGGGAATGAATCACCCTGTTGGCGTCCTTTTCTGGCATACCGGAAAGAACAAGCTAGTGGTATTTAACGGCACCGATTGGGTAGACGTAAACGGAGGCTCGATCTAAATGAGTTGGGGATCCGGGGATATGATGGTGCTGATTAGATGCATAGGTACCGTTGAATCGGATATGAACTATGGTGTTGTATTCTTGCAAGACCCGATCACCATTGGTTTTATGCAATGGTACGGTACCAGGGCCGGGAAAATTCTTGAGAAAATCAAACCGGCCGTTGGAAGTGCTATATGGGCCAAAATGCCAACACGTATAGCAAGCCGTGTCGGTCGTATCCCCGGATCCGATAGCTCATGGAATAGTTTCTGGGTGCGACGCGAAGAAGTACCCGGCATCAAGGCCGTCATGACCTCCGCACAAGCCAAGGCTGTGCAGAACAAACAAGCAGTAGATGACATGGAGGCCTACCACCAGCAAGCACTGAAACGCGGATTAGACAGGGCAAAGAACCCCAAAGTGTTTATCTTTTGGTGCACAATCTTCCATCAATACCCTGTCGGTGCCGACCGTGTCATCAAAGCAGTTGGACCTAACGCATCACTACAGGCGATGTATAATAACACGATTCATCAGCCGTGGCTTAGGAAATACAAAAGCCGGTACGACAAGGCCATGGCCGTCATCAACAAATACGACACAAGCCCACTTCCGGGCATAGCCGGTAGCGGCAACGCTAGTGGAAGTGTAGAAGTCGACCCGCCGCCCGCTGGAGATAATTCGAGCTCTGGAAGTAATGATGATGATAGCTCGGGCAATATCAACATTAAGTTTCTAGAAGAAATAAATGGTGAGCGCTACCTTGTCTATAGCGACAACAGTCGCGACGTCCTTGTCAAAGGAAACGGCGGAATATGGACCATCAAAGGAGGCAAACACTCCGGCAAAGTACCAGGCGACGACGATGACGATGATACCCCCACCCCGCCAGGAGGTGGCGGAGGCGGCGGAGGCGGCGCCCACCTGCCACTAGCCAAAGGAACCTACACCCTCGGGCCTCCATGGGGTGCCACAGGATCCTGGGCCCGCTACCATACAGGACAAGACTTCCGGTGCAGCTCTGGCACTCCACTCTATGCTGTGCAGGACGGAACTGTTGTATCAGACAATGCAGGAGGATGGGCTGGCATCCATGTGTCCATCAAATACGATAGTGGAGCCAGTTCGATGTACTGCCACATGAGCTCGAAGGCCGTCAAGGTAGGGGACAAGGTCAAGGCCGGTCAAGTCATAGGGAAGAGCGGAAATACGGGACGCTCGTTCGGCCCGCACTGTCACTTCGAATACTACCCGCCTGGGATAAGCCCCGGTAATATTTATTCATCTAAGAACCCAATTCATTGGTTGAAGAGTCTGGGGCTGAACCCGTGAGTATGTATTATTCTTTTGACGATATATTGAGTCGTAATGGTGTTTTTAACTTCATCATTGGCGGTCGTGGTATTGGAAAAACGTACGGAGCTAAAAAGATTGCGATAGATACATATCTGGAGACAGGGAAGCAATTTATATATCTTCGGCGTTACAAGTCGGAGCTGCGTACGGCTAAGACGTTTTTTGATGATCTTGCGCATCTTTACCCCGGTTATTCTTTTAGAGTTCATGGCCGTATCTTTCAGATGAAGGAAAGTGATGATCCTAATGATAAGGAATATCCGTGGCACGATATAGGATATTTGCGGTCACTTTCTACAGCGCAAACTGAAAAGTCTACTGTTTATAATAAAGTTAAATGGATTATCTTTGATGAAATAATATTGGAGAAGGGGCCAACTAACTATCTGCCGATGGAATATGAAGCGTTTATTAACTTCTATTTCACGGTTGATAGGGGTAATGATAGAGTTACATGCCTTTTGCTTTCTAATGCTGTTTCTATTAATAACCCTTATTTTCTTGCTGAGGGAATTAATGATGATAGGGAGTGGTGCAAGAGGAAAAAGGGTTTCATTATTGTACACTTCCCTAAGAGTGAAGAATTTAGAGAGCACATAAATAAAACTCGTTTTGGACAGTTTATCTCTAATTCTGCTTATTCTGATTATGCCGTTAATAACCAGTTTGCTGATAACCAAACTGATCTTGTTGAAGATAAACCTACTAATGCGAGTTATAAATACAGTCTTTTGATGAATAATATCAATCTATCTGTATGGACTGTTAATCGGCCAGATGGATTGTATTATTATGTGCAAAAGAAACAACCAAAGAATAAAGTACAGTTCACAACTGATCTGGAAAATGTCAATAACGAATGTGTATATCTAGAGCGTAACTCTTCAATCCTGCAAGGATTCCGCGGCGCCTACAACCGAGGCCGGATGCGGTTCGACAGCCCGCCAACCCGCCTGGCCGCTATACAGGCGTATAGGCGTTGACAAGGCCTGGTAGGAGTGGTAGTGTACATACTGGGGGAGTGTGGGCTCCTTTCCAAAGCTCTGGGTAAAGAAATAACCCCCTCCCCAAAAGGGGTGGGGAGGGGGGGAGAAACGCGTAGGTAACCTGCCTGGTAGCGGGGGATAACTATTGGAAACGATAGCTAATACCGCATAA